CCTGGCCACCGGGAACTTGCAGTCCTTGGACCAGTGCCCTACCCGGCCGCAGCGCACGCACTGGGCGGTCATGCGAGATCCACGATGCCGGGCTGGACGCCGGCGTCGGTGATGGTGATCACCCGGTTGACGACGCGCTCGGGGGTCCTGGTCGACACATGGACCCACTGCTTGCCGCGGACGCCCTCCAGGATGAGCTGGCCGATGCCCAGCACGCTGACCAGCGGCGCCAGAGCCCGGGCGACCTCGGTGGCGGTGCCGTAGCGCGGGCTGACGATGTCCGCGGCGTGGCCGCGCGGGTGGTCCGACGTGCTGCTGCCGCCCACCGCCATGTTCAGACGTTCGCACCGGTAGCCGCTGGTGACGATCACCGGGCAGTTCAGGGTGGCGCGGATGCGCTCCAGCATCTCGGCCACCATCAGCAGGCGCGGGATCAGCTCCTGCGGCGGGGTGTTGTCGATGCCCAGCTCGGCCGCCTTGTTCGAGGCGGTCAGTTCGGCCAGGCTGAAGTGTTGGGTCAGCTGCATCATGTGCTCCTCTGGAATGCCGCCGGCGGCGACTGCTGCCAGTACCTGGCGGTGACGGTCTGCACCAGCGCGATGCTGGCCAGCAGGATCAGGCTGACGGCGTCCGGCTCCCAGCTGATCAGCAGCGGCGCGAACGTGGCGAACAGCGCCGAGACGCTGAGCAGCCAGAACGACAGCAGGATGGGCAGCGCCGTGCTGGCGTTGGTGCGGGTGGCGCGACAGAAGCAGGACCAGAGCAGCACGCCGCACAGCAGCTCGTGCAGCACCAGGAGCGACGTGGCGGTCATTGCGTGGGCCCTCCCCGCTGGTCGCCTCGCTGCTCTCCCAGTCGGCTGACCAGGTTGACCAGGGCACCGCGCAGGCCGGCCAGCACGGGCCGCCAGCCGTTGACCAGGGCACCGCGCAGGCCGGCCAGCACGGGCCGCCAGCCGTTGCCCATGGCGCCGATCGCAAATGCCACCAGGGCCACCGACTCGACCGCTGGAACCTTGTAGGTCGACTCGATCCAGTAGGCGGCGGTGCCGGTCAGGACTACGGCCAGGGCTACCACCCGGACCAGGAAGGCCGCGCCCTGCAGCCTGGTGACGGTGGGCATGGTGGACAGCGGCCACAGCGCGCCGGCCAGGGCGGCGAAGACGATCAGCGCATAGGGGCCGGCCATCGGGCCCAGGACCGCGATCGCCAGCGCGGTGATGCTCAGGGTGGAGGTGCTGGGCTCAGCCATGGGTGCTCCGAGTGCGGATGTGAAAGCCGTCCGGGTCGAACGGGTCGAGCAGATGGCGGGCGACATACCAGGCGACGACGCCGCGCCAGCCGGGATCGAGCACCAGGCGCTCCAGGCGCTGGCTGAAGGTCCGCTCGCCCTTGCGCGGCCAGTCCCAGAGCAGCAGGGCCAGCAGGGTGTAGTTGAGCGCGACGTTGAGAACCACCGCCGGCACCGCGGCGACGACGCAGACGCGCCACCAGCCGCCGCGCTGGTACTGGATGCCGACCACGTACAGCAGCCAGAGCACCAGCAGGATCAGCAAGGGGGACAGCAGGACCGCGATCATGCGTCACCCCGCACGATCGCCCGAAGCGCCGCGATCTGGTTGTCGAAGGCCTTGAGCTTGACGTAGGACGGCAGCAAAGCCAGCTGCTCGGGAGTGGCCTGCGCCTCCAGCGAGAGCAGCATGAATTCCCGCGTGGCGCGGGGCAGCAGCTGGTCGAGCTCCAGCGCGCGGATCTGCGCCAGGGCGACCGCCTTGGGGTCGGTGGCGCGGGCGGCGGCCACCTGGTCGGAGGTGAGGGCCACCCAGTCCGGGCGGATCTCGCGATCCTGCGAGCCGTCCGAGTCGAGCGCGAAGACCGTGCCGCCCTCGTCGCGGTAGTACTTCATCACCGCACCTCCAGCCAGGACGAGATCGTCGCGCCGCTGGCAGTGATGACGTAGGTGGCACCGGGCGGCACGCGCAGGTAGAAGCTGTACGTGTACGAGCTGCTGACGTTGGTGTGGTCGTACACCACGGTGGCATTGATCGAGGCGCGCAGGGGGTTGGCCGCGCTGCCGGTGATGCGCACGTAGACGTCGATCTCGCGGCCGGTGGAGTTGGTGTAGGTGGTGCCCACGGCCCGGCTGGCGGCCACGTCGCGCAGGCGCCGGGTGCCGCTTTCGATGTCGTCGCCGTCGGCCAGGCGAGTCTCCACCGGCACGGCCGCCCAGGTGCCGGCGGTGGTCTGGTTGCTGCGCACGGCGGCCAGCAGGCGCATGGCGACACCCGTGCGGCTGGTGGTGCTGTAGATGGTGGTCTCGGAGTCCGCGGCGCCGGCGCCGCCCTCGGCAGTGGTGTTGCCGATGTAGTGCGAGCCGTAGTAGGTGCCGGTGATGGCCAGCTCGATCGTGCCGGAGTTGTCCAGCGCGTAGATGAAAAGCCATGCGTCAGCGCCGCTGCTGGTGCCCAGCGTGCTGCCGGAGCTGACCACCAGGCTGGTGGCGGCCGTGGCCTTGCGCACCGCGATCGCGCCGCTGCTCAGCGTCGCAGAGCGGAACGGGATCGTCAGCGGGGCGGCTGCGGTGGGGTCTGCGCCGGCCGGCGTCTTGAGCGCGATGGTCAGCGCGCTGCTGCCGACGCTGAAGGTGAGCGTGGGCACGTCGATGCCCAGCAGGCTGCGCGCCACGTCACGGCTGGTGCTGTCGGTGCCCAGCATCTCGGCAAGGAACCCGCGAAGGTTCGCCAGGTTCGTCTTCTGCTGCGCCTCGGTCGTGGAGGCGTCGGTCAACGATGCGGCGCCAGAGGCTGCGGGTAGCGTGTAGGGCATGGTCAGTATCCTTTGAGGTAGGCGTCCACGGTGGCCTGGACGGGGTTGCCGGAGATGTCGAGGGCCTGCACCAGAGGGCCGGTAGCGAGCTTGTCCACCCACCGGGCGGTGACGGCCGCGCCGCCGTCCTGCTGCACAGTGAGCTGGATGTTCTTGATCGCGCGGAAGGTCTGCGCCAGCGTCAGACGCGACCCACTGGCCGACACCACCGCGTTGTCGATGTAGTCCTCCACCGTGGGCACGTCCAGGTAGGGCGTGAAGGTGGCGATAACGCCCTGCGTCGGTCCGGCGCTGGTGATGACGCGCAGCTCGATGTACTCGCCGGCGACGACATCGAGGGCCCCTGGCCACGGTGTCCAGGCGCTGGTCAGCGCGCTCCAGAAGGTGGCCGGGTCGCTGGTCCAGAAGGTGGCGGCGTCGCTGGTCCAGAATGGGCCGCTGCTACCGCGGCGCATGTCGATGCTGACCACGTCCCCGCTGATCGACGAGTCCAGCACCAGCAGCCCGGGCGCGCTGGGGCCGATGGCGCAGGTGTAGGTCATCTGCGCGTAGCTGGTGGCGCCCCAGTACAGCGCAGCGTCCCCCGCAAAATGCAGGTTGGCGTCTCCGGCCCAGAACAGCGTGCCGGTGCTGTCCGCAACCAGCTGCCCGGCCACGATGCTGCCGTTGACGATGGTGCCCTCGAACAGCGGCGCCTGTGGCCAGGACTCCAGCGTGTTGCCGGCCAGGCTGTACGTGCTGGTGGCGGTGACAGTCGCCGGCACGGTGGACTCGTTGCCGCTGGTATCGACCGCGACCACCATGTAGGTGTACAGCCCGCCTAGGTTGCCAGGCATGGTGTACGGCGGATCGGTGATGACGCCCTCGTGCAGCGCGAACCCGCCCGCCCAGTTGACGGTGCTGCCGGCAATCGCGCGCACCCGGTAGCCGGCCAGATCGATGGCGCTCACCGGCGGCCAGCTGAGCACCTGGCCGTTGATGGCCAGGCTGTCGACATCCGGCGGCGGCTCTGTCTTGCCGAGCACCTGGTGGGAGACGTGCGCGCTCCAGTCCCCGACCGCCAGCCGGGCGCGGGCGCGGGCGCGGACCAGGTAGTAGACGGCGTCCTGCACGTCGGTGATGACGGCCTGCGTCTCGTTGCCGGAGATCTGCACCGAGGTCCACTCGCCGGCGCTGATCGCCTCGCGGTACTGGACCTCGACGCTGCCGCCGTCGGTGACGGCCGAGTCCGGCACGGCCGGCCAGCTGACGCGCATGCGGCTCTTGACCGTGCCGTCGGCCTGGCGCACCAGCTCGCTGGTGCCGCTGCTGATGGTGAGCGGGCCGATCTGGGGGACATACCACGGGCTGGGCAGCGTCGTGTTCGCCGCCCCGCCCTGCGCCTGGAACGCGGCGTCCATGGTGGTGATCGAGCTGGCGGTCTCCTTGAGCGTGAGCTGCAGCTGGCCGTCGGCGGACCAGGTGCGGCCCAGCACCTGGAAGGCCTTGGCCGACCAGCCGTAGCGGGCCAGTGTCAGGGTCACGTTGTCAAACAGCTCCAGCGGGTAGGCGCGCAGCTTGAACGGGATGGTGACGGTGAGCGGATCGCGCGCGTCGCGCATCATGATGCCGGCGACGTGCAGGGCCTGCGGGGCGTACCCGATGGCCGCGTAGGTCACGGACTGGGCCAGCGTGGCGCCGTCGGCCGTGACCAGCGCCGAGCTGGTGAGCGGCGACAGCGTGACCTGCTTGTAGGCTTGGGCGGCGTCCCAGATCTGCACGTTGACGGTGTTGACCTTGTCCACGCGCGGGCGGTGGGTGCTGATCGCGATCGGGCTGCTGGTCTGCTGCTCGCCGCTGCGCTGCACGACGGCGAGATCCGCGTCCGTCAGCGCCATGACGGGCTCGGTCCACACGCCGGCTTTCAGGTACAGCTCGCCGCCGGCGAAGGCCCACGAGCCTCCCATGGACTGCGCCAGGTCGTCCAGCACATCCTTGGCGGCGGTGCCGAACGGGACGACCAGGGCGGACTCGTACAGCGCGCGGGTCTCGGTGGCGGTGCCGACGGTGTAGGTGGTGCTGGTGTCGCAGGCGTTGGCCGCGGTGATGATGCGGTCGTCCTCGTCGGCGGTGACGGTGGCCTTGCCGAACCAGGCGTGCTGGTAGACGTGGCGCATCTGCAGGGCCGGGTTGGCGGACCAGGCCGTCACCGGCACGACGGCGGCGCTGGTGGTGACGGTGTTGGCCTTTGGGCGGGTGCCCTGCACCAGCTGGGCATCGCCGATGTAGATCTGCTCGCCGCTGCTGAACGTGCCGTAGCCGCCGATGAAGACGTCCACCGAGGTGTCGATCGAGCGCGTGGTCAGCGTGACGCTGAACCGCTGCATTGTGGTCGTGACGTTGATGTTGCTGACCGTGTCGGCATAGGACACGTAGGCGCCCTGGACCGAGCGGGCAATCAGCGCGATGCTCACCGGGGACGGCGCGGCCAGCCAGACGCTGAAGGTGTAGGTGGTGCTGGCATCGGCAGCCACCGACTGGCTGACATAGCCGTCGCCGGTGCTGGTGATGTGGTCGGCCGTGAGGCTGCCGTCGAAGTTGGCCTGAGTGTTGGTGGCGGTGACGGTGCAGTTGGTCTTGGACCAGGTGGCGTTGCCGAACGCACGAGACCGCAGGAGGCGGTTTTCACGCGGGTCGTAGATCTTCGCGCCGCGCAGGACCGCGGTCACGGTCGGCAGGCCGCTGGGGAAGGCGGTCTCGCTGTACTGGCAGGTGACGACCAGGTACGCCACGCCGCGGGCACGGTGGGCGGCGGTCCACTGCGCAGGGAACTGCGCCACTGTCGCGGCGTCCGCGGCCTGGGTGTCGGTGCCCGTGACCGTGCGGACGTTGACGTGGGAGGCGTAGCTGACGTACTGGTAGGCGATGTTCGCGCCGGGCGTGGTGGTGACCGTCAAGCCGCTGACGGCCACGGCCACCGCCTCCACGTCGCCGTCCGGCCCGCCCTGGGTTCCGCTGTAGGCGACCACGCTGCCGGCGATCGGCGTGTGCTCCAGCGTGGCGACGCCGCTGCCATTGGCCACGGCGGTGCCGGTCATGGTGCTGGCCAGCGCGTAGGGCGCGTCGGTGACGTTGCCGCTGCCGTCCAGCGTGACAAGCTGGTCGTTGAGGTAGATGCCCTCGACGGCGTCGATCTCGTGCGCGGCCAGCGCGATCAGCATCACGAAGGTCGTCTTGTTCGAGCCGGTGGACCCGCGGAAGAAGACGTTGCCGCCCTTGCGCACCCGGCCCAGCACCAGCTCGCGGGGGCCGACGGTGGTGTTGACGTTGGCCAGCCGGTCGACCTGCTGCGCGTTGAACTCGGCCCGGGCGCGGCGCTTGGCGCGCTTGGCCTGGTTGGAGCTGAAGGCCAGGCCACCCAGGATCAGGCCGTAGTCCGCCACGAAGCCGGCGACGGCCAGCGCGGTGCCGGCGGACGCACCGAAGGCCAGGAAGACGTTGGCCGCAACAGAGCCGAGGAACGTGGGCATCAGCCGACCCTCCAGGCGCACAGGGCCTGCTGCAGCGGCACGGCCTGCAGGCCATCGAGGCCGGGCCCGACGACGACATCATCCGCCAGCCGAACGCCCAGCGCGCTGCGCCGGCCCATGCGCACCAGCAGCACGTCGGCCTCCTGCGCCTGGTGCACGCCAACGGGAGCACCCAGCGCCGCGCTGGCGATGCCCAGCAGGTCGCCATGGCGACGCAGCAGGCGCACGGCCTGGCGGGCCGTGGTGGCGCCACGCAGGCGGCCGGCCAGGTCCACGCCGGTGACGGCAAGCACCGCGTCGGCAGCGAAGATGGCGCAATCGTTGCGGCCCCACGCGAAGGGCTGCCGGGCGCGCTCGGTCAGGAAGGCGTCGAAGTGCACGCGCCAGTGCTCCAGGCGGGTCATTGGAAGAAGTACTCCCGGCTGGGCCAGACGACAGGCTGGTCGACCTGGCTGACGATGTACTGCATGGCCAGGTCGCCCGGGAACAGGGCCTGCTGGTCGGCGTCGCTGTAGGTGCTGGCGTTGGAGCGCAGCAGGTCGACGGCGCGGCTCTCGGCCGTTGCGGTGATGGTGGCGCTCTCGGCGCCCTCCTCGATCGCCATGGTGTCCAGCGTGCCGGACCAGACGATGGGCGCCTCCAGGATGGTGTGGTTCGAGGTGTCGAACACTGCCGTGCGCAAGATGGCCGGCGTGCCCTGGACCTCGCCCGCGCCGTCCAGCGCCAGGCTGATGTTGGAGCTGCTGCCGCCGTCGACGGTGAACGAGATGCCCCGCACCTCGCCCGGCGCATCCTCCACCGGGCTGATGCTGCCCAGGCCGTAGGCGCCCTGGTACGTGACGCCGGACCAGGTGAGGTGCCAGTTGCTGGTGTTGAGCGCGATGGTGCCGCTGGGGAACTGCAGCTCGAGCAGCTGCACGACGACGACGTGGCCGGCAGCGAGTGCCGCCAGGACGGACGTGGAGAAGCTCTTCATGGGGCGATGTACTCCCCGAATTCCAGCTGCAGGCCGCCGGCCAGGCCGGGCGTGTAGTTCACGCCGGTGCTGGAGAGCAGGCGGAACAAGGCGGTCGGCTTGTTGACGGTGACCGGCGCGTTGTCGGAGATCGCGGTGCGGACGCGGTTGACGATGCTGATCGTGGCCGCCCCGCCCGACGCCGTGACATCGGCGGCGGCCATGAACAGCTGGCCGCCGGCGCTGAAGAGATCGCCGGCCAGCACTGTGCCGGTGCTCGGGCTGATGCCGTCGACGGCGATCGAGCTGGCGCCCTGGGCGACCGCGCCGTTGACCAGGATCGTGCCGCGGGCCGTGCCGGCCGGGTACGGCTGCGCGAAGTGGTGCAGGGCCACCCAGTTGACCTGGCTGCGCATGCTGGCCAGCCAGGCCTCGCGCCACCGGCCGTCCGCCGCGGCCTGGGGCGGCAGCTCGACGGACATCAGCCAGCGGTCGTTCAGCAGGTCGACCGCCTGCTCGCTGCCGCCGAAGGGCGACGCGCTGACGCGGGTGTTGACCGACAGCCGGAGCTGGCAGGCGGAGGCCTTGAACTGCGTGGGCAGGCTGATCAGGCTCATGCTGCGAGGGCTCCGTCATACCGCTGGCTGCGGGCCAGCGCGCCCTGGATCTGGCGGACCAGCTGTTCATTGGAGCGCTGCAGCAGGGACACCGTGGCGATGTCGCCGACGGACTGGTTGATGTTGACCGTGACGCTGGCGCCGGCCCGCTCGCCTTTGGTGTGATCGATGACGGACTCCTGGGGGTGCAGCATGGCCATGAAGCCACCCTTGCCATCTAGGCCGCCGGTGCGCGGCGCGGCGCCGGTGTAGCCGCCGCCGTCGAAGCTGATCAGGCTGCCGATGGTGCTGGTGAAGTAGGCACCGAGCGGCTCGGTGATGCTCTTGCGCACGCTGATGCGCAGCACGTCCTGGGCGATGCCCTTCAGCACGTCCTGGAATGCTTTGCCGCCAACGATGGCGTCCTCGAAGGCGCTGCTGAAGGTCAGGCCCAGCTCCTCGGCGATGGTGCGGGTCTTCTCCAGCGTCTTGCCGGTCTCGCCAACCGCCTGCTGGATGGCCTGGACGTACTGCTCCGCGCCGCCCTGCAGCCGGCCGGACTCGAACTCCTCGGCCAGCAGCGCGACATCTTCACGGATGCGGGCGAACCGCTCCTCGTCGGTGTTGGACAGCAGGCTCTTCAGGCGGTCGGCGCGCGGCCCGTTGTCGACGCCCTGGGCGATGGCCACCTCGCGGCCGATGCGGATCCGTTCCTCCTGGGCGTCGTTGGCCTCCTTCAGGGCCTTCTTCAGCTCGGCCTGCTTGTCGATCTCGGCGGCCAGTGCCAGGATGCGCTGGCGCTGGGCCTCGCTGAAGCCATTCGCGCCGGCAGCCGCGATGCGGATCTGAGCAGTCTGCACGGCAGTGAGCTGCTGTTCACGCTCGATGGTGGCCTCCAGGCTGGCCATGTAGCGGTCGAGCTCGGTGGTGATGGCGGCGATGCCTTCGGGCGTCTTCGCCTTCCCGCTCTTGGCCGCTTTCGGGGCGCCATCGAACTCGACGCTGCGCCGGCGGGCCAGCCGGGCCGACTCGGCCGCCGACTCGTTGCCGTAGTCCAGCAGGAACTTCGGCGCGCGACTTTGCACCACGCCGATGTCCTCGTAGAACTTGCGGACGTTGGCCGCATACCGGTCCCAGCCGATCTCGAAAAAGCCCTTGCCTTCCTTCGATGCGTTGCGGAAGGCCTCCGCGGTGTCGTTGAGGCCCTTGACCAGCGGCCCCACCAGTGCGCGGCTCAGGTCGGTGACGTTCTTCTGCATCTCGAACAGCTGCAGGTTGAACTTCTCCGCCTCTGCAGCCTGCTCGCTGGTGACCTTGGCGACCAGCTCGGTCTGCTTGGCCAGGTCGGCAAGGAAGGGGGCCACCTCGCGCAGGGACTTGCCAAACAGCTCCTGTGTGAGCCGGGCCTTGTTGCCGTCGTCCGCGAAGCCGGCCAGGGCCACCGCAGTCTGGCGCAGGGCCTCCGCGGGATCGAGCTGACGCAGGCGCTCGGCACTCAGGCCGATGGCCTCCAGGGCCGCTGCGGCGTCGGTGCCGGGCTTGGCATCCTTCAGCGTGGCATTGAACTTGATCAGGCCGGCCGTCACCGTGTCCATGCTGGTGCCGGTGCGGGCGGCCACGTCTTCCAAGGCGCTGATGTTCTCGATCGACGCGCCGGTGGCATCCTTGACGTCGTTCAGGGCGTCCAGCGCGTCGACGGTCGAGCGCGTGAATGCCACCAGGCCGCCAGCGCCAATGCCGGCCACCAGGCCACCGGCCGCGGCCTTGATGATGCCGAAGGCTCCCGTGATCTGCTCGGCCGTCTTCTCGGCAGCACGGGCGGCCTTGCCCATGTCGCGCTCGAAGTTGGCCAGCTTGGCGACCAGGTCGATGGAGAGGGTGGCGAGTGCCATGGTTCAAAGTTCCTTGCGGATGTGGCGCATGAGCTCGATCAGCTGGTGCCAGTCGTCCACCGGGTAGAGCGCCGCGTACAGCGGCCAGCGCTCCGGCATCCAGCCGGCACAGAATTCCCAGCAGTGCCGGGCCCGCTCGGCGGCCGGGCTGAGCATCGGCGCCTCGCCGGCCAACGTGGTGAGGAAGCCCGCGCCCTCGGCCTTCTGCGCCTCCTTGTGGGTGCGCTCCCAGCCGATGCGGGCCGTCAGTTTTTTGCGGCGGCCTCCTCGGCCGTCTGCCGGTCGGACAAGCGCTGCAGCAGGGCCTGCAGCAGCTCGGTCTCCCACTCCGGCTGCGCGTCGAGCAGCAGCGCGATCGCGCCGGTCTCGAAGTCGAACGCATCCGGGGTGGGGTGGCTGGGCAGCATGTGCTGCACCGTGACACCGGACCAGCCGCAGACGGCCAGCAGGAGCAGCGCGCGGTGGAAGCGCAGGCTGACGCCCGGATCTGCGTACTTCCGACCGCCGGCGGACTCCGCATAGGCGATGCTGCTCTCCAGCTTGGTCGGCACGCGCAGGCGGATGGTGGCCGGGCCCACCTGGTGCTCGAACTCGCGCGCGGCCCGGGCCTTGCGCGCGATGTAGTCCAGCTCGATCACGGCAATCAGGTCGAGTACTCGGTCGGCAGCGCGGTGAGCGCGAAGCCCACGGTGCGGCTGTTGACCTGTCCCAGCGCCAGGTTCGGCAGGTCGCTGATCGACCAGTAGCCGTTCAGGTAGATCTTCGAGCCGTTGGGGAGCGTCATGCGCATGGCCACCGGCACGCCGCCATCCTGCGCGGCGCGGATGGTGGCCTGCTGGGCCAGCGTGATGTCGTCCGCCAGGGTCAGCGTGACGTTCAGCGGCTCCTTGGCCAGCGGGATGCGGCGCTGGGTCAGCTCGTTCAGGAACTGGTACACCGTGTACTGCGGGCCGCCGCCCTCCACCGCGATGCCGATGATCTGGGCGATGTTCGTCCAGGCGGTGATCTCGCGGATCGTTCCCGTGCCAGTGCCGGCCGGGAACTTGGTGGTGTTGGCGGTGCTGAAGCCCTCCAGCGTCACGTCGTTCGTGGACAGGACGCTGCAGCGCAGGATCTTGTCGTCAAGGTCGGGCCAGGCGGACGACATCTCCATGATGTCGTTAACGATGATGCCGTGGCTCGATTCGAGGGTGGCCACCGCGGGGTTGGCGTTGGTGACTGCGGTCATGTTCTTGGCCGAGCCATAGGTGGTGGCGATCGCCACGAGGGTGCCGTCTGCTACGAGTGCTGCCATGATGGGCTTCCTTTCAGATCAAGAAAAAAGGCCCCGGTGGGGCCTTGCGGTATCCGGCAGCGCCGGGATGGGTTGGCGGTGGGTCAATCCCACCAGTTCACGTTCAGGACCGTGCCATGGGCATCGAGGTCGGCGTCGTACACACCAGATCGCCCGGGCACACTCTGCTGCGGCACGGCGCGGATGGCCGCGGCAACAGCATCGGCCAGGGCATCGGCTGCCGCCCGGGTGGCGGCCCAGCACTGGACATCCAGGCTCACCTGGCTGCGCGGCACCGTGCCATCCAGGAACTGGACCGGCTGCGTGCTGACCCGGCCGAAGACGACGAACGGCTGGGCGGCGCCCTGCTCCGCCCGATCGGCGAAGACGCGGGTGGCCACCAGCGCTGCGACGGCACTGTCGGCGACCAGCACGGCCCGGAGCTGGGTTTCTGCGCTCATGGCTGGACCCTGCCGCTGATGTTGAGCCTGGAAATCCAGCCGACGACTTGTTGCTGGAAGATCGCCAGGGCCTGTGGAAGCCGGGCCGCCGACGGCCCCAGGAACGGGCGGGCCGCCATCTTGCGGGTGCCGAACTCGACGAACCGCCAGTAGAACGGGTCGGTCTTGCTCCGGGCGCCACGGGCGCTGGCGCGCACGATCTCGCGCCCGCGGTACTTCGCGCCCTTGGCGGGCCGGACGTTGACGAACACGCCGACATCACCCCGCTGGCGGGCTTGCTTGCTGGTTCGCACCACGACGGAACGGCGCAGGAGCCCGGCGGTCCGGTACGGGACCGGCTGCTGCAGCACCGGCGCCGCGGCACGGGCGCTGTCGCGCACCAGGCGCCCGCCGGCGGCCAGCGCGTTGCGCAGGACACGCTTGCGCATGGCCTGGGGGATCTCGCGCAGCTTGGCGATCAGGTCGTCGAACCCCTGCAGCTGCTGCGTGTCAACGGCCATCTTTCACCCCCCGGCGGCACAGGAGCCGCGTGCGATCGCGCCGCCCGCCGAACGCGGACACGCTGGTGATGTCGTAGCCGACGCCGTCCCACTCCAGGCGCCAGGTCGTACTGACGTCTGCACGGTAGCGGATGTGGAGCTCGACCAGGTCGTCGTCGCCCACCTGCGCCGCCTGGAAGGCCTCGGCGCTGCGCTGATTGATACGCTGCGCCCAGACGGTGGCCACGTCGACCCAGGTGATGGTGTCCTGGCCCAGCGCGTCGCGCACGGTTGTGCGGGACTGCAGGGTGACACGCTGGTCCATGCGGCCGAAGTCCATGTCAGCGGCTCCAGTCCTTCTGGGTGTTCAGCAGGGCCTGCACGCCCATCGGAAGCTCGGCCAGCTGACCCTTGTCGGCAGCGTTGCGGTTGTCGAAGTACAGGCCCACCAGCAGGCGGATCGCTTGATCGAGCGCGGCAGGCAGCGTGACGGCGCCGGCGGCGTAACGAACCTTGACCGCGTTGGCTGCGGCGTAGGAGCTGGGCCAGTCGGTGCCGGCGGCCGGCAGCAGCCAAGCCGGGGTGCTGTAGTCGTCCAGGCTGTAGGCGGTGCTGGCCAGCGTCTGGGTGTCGCCGTTGACGTCGACGTAGCTGACGCTGGTGATGCTGGTCACCGGGCCGCGGGGGAGCTGGATGCCGCCTTCCGGGAACTCGTCCAGCGCCAGCTCGAGGACCTGGGGGCCGATGCTGATGCCGGTCTCGTGCTCGGCCAGCGCATGGGCGGCGGCCAGCGCGGCGGTGAGGTCCGGGTCCGCGTCGTTCGCCGCGTCGGGCGGGTCGATCTTGCAGTGCTGGCGCAGCTGCTGCAGGGTCAGCACGGCAGCGGGCGGGGTGATGACTTTGATGGCCATGGTCGCTACCTGGTGGCGGATTGGAAGTTGCGGCGCACGGGGTGGGAGCGGCGGGCCGAGCCGGCCAGGGATCCCAGCACCGTTGTCGTCGGCGGCGCGACGGCAGCACCGGGGCCGTAGTAGGACGCGCCGAACATGAGCGGACCGAAGTAGTGGCGGCCGAAGTACTGCGCGCCGTCCAACGCCGGGCCGGCCTGGCCGCCACGGCTGAAGAATCGCTGGGCGAAGAATCGGCCAGCGAAGAACCGCGCGCCAAACATCAGGTCAGGTCTCGGTTGACCACGCTGCGGTTGCCGTCCGTGTCGACGGTGGCAGTGATGCGTGCCTTGGTGTCGGCCAGATCACGGAACACGGCGGTGGTGGTGCCCATGCCAGTGGCCTTCCCGCCCAGCGCGCTGTTTTGCAAGCGCATGGATTCGCGGGCCGTCGTGGAGCCGTCGACTGCCTCGTCCCA